CTTACGGTCAAGATTTTTCATAATGCCAGGCAGTAAACAAGCAATGTTTCGGGGATTACTCCCGAATGCTTCCACACCATCGGGACCTACTGTAAATTGGAAAATGATGTTAGAGTCTGCCGACGGTGCAGCACATCTTGTAGTAGGATGGACTTTCGCGCTTACAGGGGTGGCAGGTACTAATGATATTGTAACCGCCACTGCAGGAGCAGATTTGCCAGCTGGTTGGGTAGTTCAACCTTCCGCCAATGGTTTGACTGTACTTTGTGTTGACGTGTTCGGAGTTGGAGGTCTTACAGTTCCCAGTACAGGAACCGTAGAAGGCATGCTCATAGGCATGACTAATACCAACACTTTGCCTCTAGGAACCCTAGGTGCTGGACCTGAGTTAACTCAACTCACCACAACAGGAGGTGTATCTCTCGCTGGTAGCTTATATGTACAAACACTAGGGTCTGCTGCTCCCGGGATTAAAACACAAAACACAGCGGCATCTAACATAAATTCATACTTAATACAATTATAAATTAAATAAAACAAAATAAAATGAATAAAATTAAAGAAGAACATTTAAAAACAATTCAAGATCAACAGAAAAAACTAAATGAATTATTAAATCAAATAGGTTATGTATCAGCTCAAAAACATGGGCTATTACATGAGTTTGGTGAAGTGAATAGAGAAACTGAAGATTTTAAGTCAGTGCTGGAGGCAGAATATGGACAGATTAATATTAATGTAGAAACTGGCGAATATACTATGATAGAACAGCCAGAACAGCCAGAACTGAGTAAAGTAGATTAAAATGTCTAATGTAATAAGAAAAATCAGTATAGGTTCTGATTACAAAAATGATGCAATGCATTATTCAGTGGGTCAAGAAGTATATGGTGGTCATACAATATGTGATATAATTAGTAATGAAAAAGATAAAGAATATTCTATTTATATCAAAAAAGGTCAAGATGTTCTTCCATGGAAGAAGTTTAATTGTAATATGGCTATTGCAGTAGAATACAATTTACATTATAATGAATAGTATTTATGATTATATAGTTGAACCAATAGGTGAACGTTATAATAATAAAATAAAAGTAGATAATAAAGAATTAATTCTTAATACTAAAATTGAAACTTTTAAAGTTATAAATAAAAAAGCAAGAGTAGTAAGTACTCCTAAAGCTTATAATCTACCTATAAAAAAGGGAGATATTATTTATATACATCATAACGTTTTTAGAAAATTCTATAACATGAAAGGTAAGCAGCAAAATAGTAGATCCTATTTTAAAGATAATCTTTATTTTTGCTCACCAGATCAAATATATCTATATGAGAGACAAGGGGTGAGAAAAGCATTTTTAGATAGATGTTTTGTTAAACCTCTTACTTCTTCTAAGTTAGGTCAAAAAGTTATAAACAATTTAGGCATTTTAAAGTATGACAATATACAATTAAATAACTTAAATGTAAATACTGAAGATTTAATTAGTTTCCCTAATGATAGACAATGGGAATTTGTTATAGATAATGAATTATTATATTGTATGAAATCAAAAGATATCCTAATAAAACATGAACGTCAAGGACACGAAAAAGAGTATAATCCAAGCTGGGCAACTAGCAGTGAAAGAGTTAATAAAAGTAGCGAAAGAACCAATTGTAGATACAGGGGAGGATGTGACTGCGGACCGACTAAAGAACGCAGCTGCGACTAAAAAGTTAGCTATTTTTGACGCGTTTGAAATTCTACACAGAATTCAAGAAGAAGAAGAGTTATTAGTTGAAAAACCTAAAGAAGTAAAAGAAGAGAGAGTTTTTAAAGGATTTGCAGAAGGGAGAAGCAAATGAGTTATAAACAAACATTATGGAAAGAAATAAAAGATGTTGTTAATCCTCAAATTCTAAAAAAACTAAACAAAGGTAAGAAGTGGGAGTATGGTTACAACGCTGACTATGATTTTGTTGTTATAAGTAAAAGTGGTGAAATTGGACAGATCGTTGAAATTCAAAATCTCCGCATTGCGTTACCAGCAGAACATGAACCGTTTAAACGAAGCGAAGATAAAGCGGAACAATACTGGCAACAATATGAATACCCAAAAGAATTAAAAAGAATAAAAACTAGATTCGATTGGGAAGAATATCCAACAGATTTTAAAGAAAAGTGGTTTGACTATATAGATAATGAATTTAAAAGAAGAGATGAAGGGTATTGGTTTTATAATAACGGTAGCCCTACTTATATCACAGGTGCTCACTATATGTACTTGCAATGGTCAAAAATTGATGTCGGAGCACCAGACTATAGAGAAGCAAATAGACTCTTCTTTATATTTTGGGAGGCATGCAAGGCAGATGATAGATGTTATGGGATGTGCTATCTTAAGAACAGACGGTCTGGATTTTCTTTTATGTCCTCAGCAGAACTTGTTAATCAAGCAACAATATCTTCAGATGCCAGATTCGGTATCCTTTCAAAGACTGGAGCAGATGCTAAAAAAATGTTCACAGATAAAGTTGTCCCGATATCCGTTAACTATCCGTTTTTCTTCAAACCGATCCAAGATGGTATGGATCGTCCTAAAACCGAACTGGCATATAGAGTCCCAGCTTCAAAACTTACTAGACGTAAATTAGATGATAACGTTAAATTAAAAGAATTACAAGGTCTTGATACAACTATAGACTGGAAAAACACGGGGGACAACTCTTACGATGGTGAGAAATTAAAAATATTAGCACACGACGAATCAGGAAAATGGGAACGACCAGACAATATATTAAACAATTGGAGAGTCACAAAAACTACACTAAGACTAGGCCGAAGAATAGTAGGCAAGTGTATGATGGGCTCAACTTCAAACGCATTAGATAAAGGTGGAGCAAATTTCAAAAAATTATACGGAAATTCAGACGTTACAAAAAGAAATAGAAACGGACAAACAAGTTCTGGCCTCTACTCTCTTTTCATCCCTATGGAATGGAACTACGAAGGATTCATGGATACTTTTGGACTACCTGTATTCACTACGCCAAAAAATCCAAAAATCGGAATCGATGGTCTCCCAATTAAAATCGGAGTCATCGAACATTGGGACAACGAGGTAGATGGATTAAAAGAAGATCCCGATAGTTTAAATGAATATTATAGACAATTTCCAAGAACAGAAAAGCACGCGTTTAGAGATGAAATAAAACAAAGCTTATTTAATTTAACAAAAATCTATGAGCAAATAGATTATAATGAAGAGATTAATAATTTAGCTAATGTTACAACAGGATCTTTTCATTGGGAACATGGAGTTAAAGATACAAGAGTTTCTTTTGTACCAAATAAAAATGGAAGATTCAATATTTCTTGGATCCCTCCAAAAAATTTGCAAAACAACATAATTTTAAAACATGGATTTAAATACCCTGGAAACGATCATATCGGAGCATTTGGTTGTGACTCTTATGATATTAGTGGCACTGTCGATGGTCGCGGGTCTAAAGGCTCGCTTCATGGATTAACAAAATTCTCTTTAGAAGATGCGCCCGCTAATCATTTTTTTCTAGAGTACATAGCTAGACCTGAAACTGCAGAAGTGTTTTTTGAAGATGTGCTTATGGCTATGATTTTTTATGGTATGCCTATATTAGCAGAAAATAATAAACCTCGATTATTGTATTATATAAAAAGAAGGGGTTATAGATTATTTTCTATAAACAGACCTGACAAAGTTTGGAATAAGCTTTCAATTTCTGAAAAAGAAATAGGTGGTATACCTAACTCAAGTGAAGATATTAAGCAAGCTCATGCAGCGGCGATTGAAGCTTATATAGAAGATCATGTAGGTTTTAAAAATGGTGAACATGGAGATATGTATCATCAAAGAACTTTAGAAGATTGGACACAGTTTGATATTAATAATAGAACAAAGCACGATGCTTCTATTAGCTCGGGTTTAGCAATCATGGCTTGCAACAGAACTAAATATAAACCAACCGCACAAAGAGAATCTAAAAAAATAGATTTAGGATTTAAAACATATGATAACAACGGTTTAGTTTCAAAAATAATATAATAGATGATTTACACTAATACACAAAGTTCATTCCCTAATCAGGTAGTTCCTCAAGAAGAGAAAATGTCATTAGAATATGGCTTGATGGTAGGAAGAGCAATTGAAGGAGAATGGTGGGCTTCCGGAGTAGGTGGAGCTAGATACACAAACAATTACAATATTTTCCACCGTAGAAGATTATACGGTAGAGGTGAACAATCTATTCAAAAGTATAAAGATGAATTATCTATTAATGGAGATTTAAGTTATTTAAACTTAGATTGGACTCCAGTAGCTATTATACCTAAATTTGTTGATATAGTAGTTAATGGAATGTCAGAAAAAGTTTATGATATTAAAGCATATGCTCAAGATCCAGCTTCGCAGAAAACTAGAACTGACTATGCCACTAAACTTCATAAAAATATAATGAACCGACAATTGCTCCAGCAAATCCAACAACAATTAGGAGTAGATTTAAGTGAGGTAAAAGAAGTACCTGAACCACCAGAAACCGAAGAAGAATTAGAAATACACTTACAATTAGATTACAAACAGTCTATAGAAATAGCAGAAGAAGAAGTTATTAATACTGTTTTAGATAGAAATAAATTTGAGTTAACTAAAAGAAGGTTTTATAAAGATTTAGTAGAAATAGGTATTGGGTGCGTAAAAACCAATTGGAATAGATCTAATGGTGTTACTGTAGATTATGTAGATCCTTCTAACTTAGTGTATTCTTATACAGATGATCCTAACTTTGAAGATATATACTATGTAGGTGAAGTTAAAAATATTAGTTTACCAGAACTTAAAAAAGAGTTTCCTAATTTAACAAAAGAAGAATTAGAAATGATTCAGAAGTTTCCTGGAAATACTAATTATAGAAGAAACTACAGAGGGAACAGAGATGATGATACAGTTCAAGTTTTGTATTTTGAATATAAAACCTATGCAGATCAGGTTTGGAAAATAAAGAAAACAGCAAATGGTTTAGAAAAACAAATAGAAAAACCAGATACTTTTGCTCCACCACCTAATGATGGTTTTGAAAGAGTGAGTAGATCTATAGAGGTTTTATATCATGGAGCTAAAATATTAGGACATCCTATAATGTTAGATTGGAAGATAGCTGAGAATATGACACGTCCTAGTTCTAATTTAACTAAAGTTAATATGAACTATACTATATGTGCGCCAGATCTATATAAAGGTAGAATAACATCTTTAGTAGAACGTATGATTACTTTTGCTGACATGATTCAATTAACCTCTTTAAAGCTTCAACAAGTATTATCTCGTATGGTTCCAGATGGTGTTTACTTAGATGTTGATGGATTAGCGGAGGTAGATCTAGGAAATGGTACAAGCTATAATCCAAAAGAGGCTTTAAATATGTATTTCCAAACTGGTAGTATTGTAGGTAGATCTATGACTCAAGATGGAGATATAAACCCCGGTAAAGTTCCAATTCAAGAATTAAGTAGTAGTAATGGAATGGCTAAGATACAAAGTCTTATTCAGACATACCAATATTATCTACAAATGATAAGAGATGTCACCGGTTTAAATGAAGCTAGAGATGGTAGTAACCCAGACAAAGATGCATTACTAGGCTTGCAGAAGTTAGCTGTAGCGCAATCAAACGTAGCTACTAGACATATATTAGATGCAGGATTATATCTAACTCTTAGAGCGTGCGAAAACATTGCACTGCGTGTTTCAGATTCTTTAGAGTTTGGATTAACAAATGAAGCTTTAGTTAATAGTATTAGTTTATTTAACGTTGCTACATTAGAAGAACTAAAACATCTTCATTTATATGACTTTGGTATATTCTTAGAACTAGAGCCAGATGAAGAAGAAAAGCAAGTGCTAGAACAAAACATTCAAATAGCGCTTCAAGCTGGAGGAATTACTTTGCCAGACGCAATAGACATTAGGCAAGTACGTAACTTACGTTTAGCTAATCAAATGTTAAAACTTAAACAACGTCAAAAAGCTCAAGCTGATCAACAACAACAAGAGCGAATGATCCAAATGCAAGCTCAAGCAAGTGCTAAAGCGGCAGAAGAAGCAGCAATGTTTGAAGTACAAAAACAAGAGGCTATAGCTCAAACTACTTTACAACTTGAAACTGGTAAAAGTCAATTAGAGATGCAAAGATTAGAAGCTGAGTTTGGCCACAAGATGCAATTAGCAGAACAAAAATTTGGTTTTGATATGCAATTAACTCAAGCTGATGGAGCTAAGCAATCTGCAAGAGAAGCTGAAATTGAAGCTAGAAAAGATCAAAGAACTAAGTTAGCTGCAAGTCAACAAAGTTATATGATAGATCAAAGAAAAAACAACTTGCTACCTAAAGACTTTGTAAATGAAGACGAAAATATTGGTAATATAAATTTAGGATCACCAATAGCTTAACATATAATTATATAATATCATATCATGGAAGAAACAAAACAAGAAAACATCCCACAAGAGGGTGAATTTAAAATGAAGAAAAAACCAGGGAGACCTAAAAAGTTAGCAAACAAGAAGGTAGAAACCCCTAAAATAGAAATTAAAAAACCAGAAGATGCCGTTCCAGAGCCAAGCACAGAGAAAGTGGATGTACGCGAACTACCCAAGGATGGCGGAGAAGTGGGAGAGACACACGCCAAAGAGCCGGAAGTTGCCCAAGAGAAAAAAGAAGAAATAAAAACTGAATCTCCCTCCATAGTAGAAATAACAGAAGAAGAATCAGAATCAACACCTACTCCAGCTCCTATCGCAGAAAAGGAAATTCCTACACCTAAGTTACCTGAAAATATAGAAAAACTAGTTAACTTCATGAAAGAAACTGGTGGAGACATAAATGACTATGTAAGATTAAATGCTGATTATACTAATATAGATGATGATGCATTATTAAAAGAATATTATAAAAATACTAAACCACATTTAGATTTAGAAGAAATTAATTTTTTAATGGACGAACAATTTAAAGTGGATGAAGATTACGACGAGGAGCGAGCCGTCCGTAAAAAAAGACTCGCTAAAAAAGAAGAAGTTGCAAAAGCTCAAAAGTTTTTAGAAAATCTTAAACAACAGTATTACGATGAAATCAAGTTGAGGCCAACCGTAAACAATGAGATGTCTAAAGCAAGTGAGTTTTTCAACCGATACAACAAAGAACAAGAAATAGCTAAAAAGCAACACGAGGAATTTATAAATTCAACAAACAAAATGTTCTCTGATGAATTCAAAGGTTTTGATTTCGCTTTAGGAGAAAAAAAGTTTAGATATTCTGTAAACAATCCAAATGAAGTTGCTGAAGCCCAATCTGATATTTCAAATGTGCTTAAGAAGTTCTTAAACGAAAAAGGAGAAGTTGTGGATTATAAAGGTTATCATAAAGCTATGTACGCTGCTAGCAATGCAGATACGATTGCAAATCATTTCTATGAGCAAGGCAAAGCCGACGCTACTAGAGATGTTGTTGCAAAATCTAAAAATATAAGTGCAGAAGGAAGAAAAACAGCTCCTGATGATATTTATTTAAATGGATTTAAAGTAAAAGCAGTTAGTGGTGTAAATAGTTCTAAATTAAAAATAAAACGTAAATAACACAAAAACTAATATAAAATGGCTTTAGGAAATTTTATAGTACAAAACGCTGGATTACTTCCAACGCAAGATCAGTCAGTTTTATCAACTAACTATCTTCAGTGGACAGATCCAGGTTCTGCAGATTTTGCTGACTTTGCTCAACAATATTTACCAGAATTGTACGAACAAGAAGTAGAAAGATTCGGTAACAGAACGTTATCAGGATTTTTAAGAATGGTTGGCGCTGAAATGCCAATGACATCGGATCAAGTAATATGGTCTGAACAAAATAGATTACACATCGGATATGAAAATGTTAGTAAAATTGACACTCCTACCGATGCTACATTCACAGTGAACGTTCCAGCTGGGAACGAAGTAGTAATTAGAGTTAACCAAACTTTTGTAGTTTTTGATCCAGCTTCTGGATTAACTTTAAAAGGTTTAGTTACAACAGCTCCAAACCCAGGTAACCCAGGAACATTTACTTTCCAAGGTGCTTGTTACACTGCTCCTAACTTTGCGGCTTTAAACGCAGTAAACCTTAAGCTTTTCGTTTATGGTTCTGATTTTGCTAAAGGAACACTAGGTATGGATGGTTCAGTTACTCCATCATTTACTCAATTTAACAACAAACCAATTATCATTAAAGATAAGTATTTAGTTAATGGTTCTGACACTGCTCAGATTGGTTGGGTTGAAGTTGCTACAGAAGACGGAACATCTGGATTCTTATGGTATATGAAAGCTGAG